GGTTTTCGATACGTAAAGACTCCCGATCACGTTTTACCCGATCCAGCTCAGTGTGCAGCTTACTGATACGGTCCGTGGCATCCACCGCCTTATGCAACGCATCCAACGATGACGAGCGCTCCATCAGCTTTTTGATGACGTCCTGCTGCCACGCCATAGTGCGCTCCATACCACTCCAGGCGCTGTTGAGGCTTTGCAGCAGCTCTTGATCTAGTCTTGGCGCAGCCATACTGCCACCCCTTCTTCTCGAACCATGGCAGCCTCCCGGATAGCCTCCAAGAACGGCTGATCCAATGCCTGAATCTCCGGCGTGAGCTCCTCAAAAGGCACCAACGCAGGATGGTCCGGCCGGGCAGCAGAAGCCCAAGCCGCCCACGCATCATGCACATCCTCCAGCTGCGTATCAACACCCTTCGCCCGCATCAGCAGCGCATAGGTGTAGAACAGCGGCAGCTGCTCCTTGGTGATTTCGGCGTCGATCTCCTCAGGCAAACATGCCACGATCAACGCCGCATCCGCCTCCAAGTAATTCAGATTCGTCATTATGCAGCCTCCAACGCTAACTGGCGACGAGGCCGGACAGCCTTCCGCACTAACGCCATATACCGTTCCCGTTGCGCCTCAATCAGTTTCATGTGGGCATAAGCCACCGCGTCACCCCAGTTACGGAACGACGCGATCAACTCCCCGCCCCACAGCACTTCCCACAAATCCGGGTATGAGTCGCCAGTCAACACGCCGAAAAGACCATTCCGCTTCACACCCGGCCGGAACCGGATCCGCAATTTCAATTGCAGCTGGTTCATGATTGTTTTCCCTCCCGCGCAATAGCCGCGTTGGCCCACATCATGGTCTCCTCCAGCCGCAGCAGTGCTTGTTTCTTCTCCCAGCCATCAGCCAGCAGAGCATCCAGCTCGGTCGCCAGGGTCTTGATCTTCTTGCCCATCTGAACCCGCCGCTTGCGGGTCTCAGCATCCAGGGTGCGGTAATCAAACCGCGCATCAATATTGTTGGTCATCATTTCCTTCTTTCATTTCAATTGCGCCACAGCGATGGCTGCTAGTCGCCACCGCGGAGCACATGCTTGCCAATCACAGTGATCGCACCGTCCTCGTCGATGTAGCCCATGTTCAGCATCGCCCGCCGCCCAGCAGCGGTCATTTTCTTCCCCGCAGCGTGACGGCGTAGCGACTTATACGCCAAGTGGCTCTCGTAAGTGTTAGACTGGCCGCCAATACGTTTCCAGGACATTTCTTTTCCTTTCTCTGGTCTTGGGAATGTGTTTTTATGCAGTCCCCCGCCTTCCTCAGCGGGGGACCAAAATTATCAATAGGGGTTGTGGAGCCGCCGGCTATGTGAACAGGCGGCTCAACAGTGCGAACTTGGATGTGGGAATCGCTTCAAAGAAGATGTCACCATCGAAGATGCACGCATCCCAACCCTCACGGACGACACGGAAACCATCAACATGCATGGTGATGAGCCCGGCATCCTCAAGGACGAATAACTGGCGCATCTCCTCGAATCGCTCCTCCGGCACCCGGAACAGCTCACGGTCCCCACGGGTGAAAACCACGCCATCATCGACACGCTCGACAACGGTCCAGTCGAAAAGTTTGCCCAGGTACACGTGCGTGGCATCATCCTGCGGTAATGGCTTCGGAGCAGGATACGAATCGCCCTGGGCGGCTTCCCCTGCGGCAGCACCATCATCATCGCCATCACACTCGTCATCCCAACGCTTCAGGAGATCATCCACAGCAATATCAATCGGGTCATCCACGTCTGAAACAGCAGTAGCATCAGCAATCGACTCATCAGTCAACGCATCCGAAACACCATCATCCACTGGCTGCGCACCCCGGAGCCGAATCTGGATCCCCTCATCCGTGGCCACCAGGTCGATCGTGCAATCCTGATCGGTGTCTGCGTGCAGGTGCAAATGGAACTGGATAGGGGCGCCATCGCTCACTGGGATGCTCATATCAACCACACCAGCCCCCAACTCCGCACTGCTCATCATTGTTATTCCTTTCTCTTGAAGAGGTTTACGCACCACACCTCGTGGCGCTTGGTGCCCATGGCGGGAGTCGAACCCGCGGCATCCATATGAAGCCCGGACTGGATGCGGCCATTTCATGGGCCTGGTGCCGGATAACCCACCGGCGGCGGGGCTGAGATAGCCTGTCTAGATGCGATAGGTGTTGCGTTCCACCAGCTCCTCCACCTCCGCACGGATGTACAAAATCTTTTGCCTTGAAAGCCGGATCCGAGACAGTCGCCCTTCCCTGGCATAGCGCTGCAAAGTTCTGGTTGAAATCCGCAGATACTCCGCCGCCTCACGAGTTGACATATAACGCGACATCACAAAACCCCGGTTCGCTTTACGACGACACCATGTCCCTCACTGTGATACTCATTAAGCGACGTCACCAACAGCTCAATAGCTATGATTAAGCCGGAAATGCACTCACTTGAAACATCAGCCGCAACACTTTTCCAAGGCCCCAGTAACCCATGAAAATAGTGCACCAACTGTCCATAAACCCGGATACGATCAACAAGCGATCGTTGCCGGCAAAAATAAGCAATACGTCGCACAGTGGTAATGCTCAATTCAACAACAGACCAGCCCAAACGGTCACTGCTCAGTTTGACTCCACGAACGGAATAAGCGCCACCATCCTCGGCAAGCCTTATCGCAGTCGCGTAAGTAAAATTCGCGTCAAAAGCAGTGCCAACGCGAAGCAACGCATCCTCGGTCTCTTTGGCGTATTCCAGGATTATTTCGATCAAACGAACAGAAGCCTCTTCTGACGAGGCCAAAGCCTCTTGGCTGGGGTCGCCTTCAGGCTTGGGATAATGCGCCTCCCAAACTTGAAAATGCTCGACCGTATCCGCCAGATACCGCTCAGCTATGGCAACCGCCACAGAATCACTCGTTCCTGTCATTTCTTCTACTTCCACTTACTTTCTCTCGGGTTTATCCTTCCCCTAGGGCCGCTCACCCTGGGAAGGAGGTGACTACATGTACATGCAAATCAAATACGCGGGGTCGTTTTTCTCTTTTAAAGTTGACGAGGGGAACAAAGAAGCTATTGAAGGACTGCTTCAAGGAGTGTTCCCAGGGATCGTGACTTTCAAGACTCCGAATGGAACCACTGTCTCGCTCAATTTCAGTGAAAATATTCCATTCTTCTTCGAAATTTCCGATACCCCACGTAACGATTGGCCAATCTAGAATCCGTGAGGGACAGTAAAGCCTGTCCCTCACGCGGTAAACCACGTATTGTCCACCAATCCCGACCGGTTATTGACCACCGTCGCTAGGAACTTCGCGTCAGCGGTACTCAGCCACAGGCGCTGTTCCCCGGTTTTCGGGCGGATCATCACGCCTGTCGTGGTGATCTGCACCTCTACACGAGGGTTAGACACCTCCACCAGCACATCACCCAACGATTCTTCAGAAGCGTCCTGGTCCCCAGTAGAATCCTCAGACGCCGTACCGCCCTTAGACGTCAAGACACCAGCAAGGTAACGGTAAGCACCGCAAACCGTCCGAACATTAGCCAACTGCCGTTCATCCAAATCCTTTTCCGACAGTTGCAGTCCCGCCAAGGTCTCTTTCACCAATGCGTCAAGCCCCTTATCCTCAGGATCTTTCGCACTCTTGTTCTTCACGAAGTCGTGTACACAAGCTTCCCGAAAAGCATCCGCATCGTCAGCGGTCAAACCCGCCGGGGATGCTCCCACAAGAACGTACACGGCCCCCTCCAAATCAATATCTGCACCCATCACAATCAACTCCTTTTCTTTTCTTTGCTTTACGACGCCGCAACGTCTAGCAACTCAACTGCACGTAAGTACGCCTCACGCCGCCGAAGAATATCGGCAGCCTGAATTACATTGACGCCGCGATAACGAATTCCTTCCAGCTCTGTAGCTGTAACCCCCAAAAAATCGGCCAACTCCTGGTCATTCTTAGCTCCGATACTGTACGCAATCTCATCCAGCGCACCAGGGCGAATCTTTTTAAGCATCTTTCCACCAATTCCATTTTTGAACTTTGACTACATTATGTACTCGCAATTACATATTGTCAAGCGGTCTCTAAAATATCCGCATTTGCGCACGTAAAAGATGAAGTACATAATGGAATCATGAATTTTGATACTTGGTTAAAATCGCTGCCAGGAGCACCAACACCAACTATTGCCGCAAAAAAATCGGGCCTAGCTGCACCAACTCTGCTACGTCACGTAGAACGGGGGCATTCGACCGCCGATAACGTTATAGCGATCGCAAAAGCTTACGGAGTCAGCCCCATCGACGCCCTAGTTGACAACGGAATGCTTGAGCCATCCGACCTCGGTGGCGAGCGATCCCCAATCAAGGCGGCTCTCCGAGATGCCACTATCACCGAGCTACTAGAAACACTTATCGAGCGAGTAAACAACTCGGGCCTAATCGAAGGCAGTTTTGAGATGAGTACCATCGCAGGGCATAAGCCTAGTGATGGAGTAAATGAACTAAAACCTGAGCCCAAGCCGGATGATCCTTGGGCCGCAGCGGCCACAGTCAGCGGCAAAAGCTCGTGGCGCGGTGATGAAATGGTTGCCGACGACTCGGAGGAAGAAGGCTTCCTAGGTGACGATAATTACAGCGATGGTCCATAATTTTTGTGCTACAACCAGCGGGTTTCCCAATTCGGGACTAGCCTAGATGGCATGGGAATTCTTAGTGTCGGCGGCCCACAGAATATGCTTTCACTCTCCGATAAAAGGCTTGCGCTTGTTTACACCGCGGCTTTGGAGGTTTTTAAGCGAACCGGCCGCATTACTATCTGCTCTTGGTACGGCGATGAAGAACAATACGCTGCGGTTAGCGCATCCGCTCTTTTTCCGAAATCAATTCCGTTTCCTGGAAGAGCCTACAAGATCAAAGAAGTTGATGATGGCCAATACGTTTTGGTGCTCATTCCTGCTTACAGCACAGAACCGGCACCGGTACCCAAGCCCAAAGCCGTCAAGAAAGTCGCTGATCTCGTCGAAAAACATGATTGCTGGCTCATACTAGACAAAAGCGACCAAATCATCAGCACCCCCAAGGTCATCGAAGAAATCAAGGCCACTGCTAAGTGCATTGATGGAGTAGCCTACCTCAAGGAATTAAACGCCCAAGAAGAAGCTTAAAACCCTTACCTACAAACAAGCCCCGGCGCGCTCAAGCGACCGGGGCTGTTGTGTATTTGATAATTATGTGCATGGCCTGTAATCGAATCTTTACCTAAAACCTATATACGAATAAGTCTTTAGCGGGTAGTCTTTTCCTTAAATAATATTCATAAGAACATGAGGGAACGACCATGGCCGGTATTTATAATGCCCGATCCACTAGAGAGTGGTGCAATCAAGAAGCCGTAGGCGAGCTTTTTTGCCAGACGGTGCTTAACGATAGCGGAAGAGGTTGCAGCCATGATAACCATGCTTGATTTGGAACAATTAGCAGAAGAGATGGGCGTTATGATAGTTACCCATACCGGTGGCAAGAAGGGTGGTTGGAATCCGGCAACCCGCACCGTCAGCCTTCGGGAGGGCATGCACGAAGTGCAAACATTGTGCACGCTAGCACACGAACTGGGGCATGCCCACTATAGACACCAGCTTGGCGCAACAGGATTGGCGCGCGAACAACAGGAACGCGAAGCAAACGAATGGGCCGCAATCTTACTCATAGATGAGAATGATTACATGGCGGCCGAAATCAGCTGTGACAGTATAAGCTCGATCGCTCACGAGCTGGGCGTGACTATTCTCATGGTTGGGATCTGGAGACAGCTCTACGCCAAAGGGAAGATACCGCAGTACTGCATCCAGGACTAGTGATTCCTCAATTGCTACGAAACCCCGTAACCGAATCTTTACCTAAAACCTATATGCGGAGAACAGTTTAACGGGTAACCTTTTCTTAAAGGAAGCTCATAAAAACATGAGGAGACAATCATGCCTAGCATCTATGATGCTCGATCTACCAGGGAATGGTGCGATCAGGAAACCGTAGGTGAGTCCTTTTATCGAACAGCGCTTAACGATATCAGAAAACTTGTTCCACTGAATGAGCATAAAGTTCGCCGGTTTGATGCAACGCTCGTGTTGGAAATGGACAATCCACATTCCGAGGCTGGTCATGCAATATCGGTCAGGTGGCAAGACCGGGTTATTGCTTATATACCCGATTTGGAGACTGATGATTATTTTCCCGAACTGGCACGCCTTGCCGCTAGCGGGTTCGATGCCGGAGTGAGGGGTACTTTGTGGACGAATGAGACACAGCCCAATTTCAATCCCAACGATGTTCACATGTCGGTGCATGTTGGGCCGCAACCACCCGGCATGATCGTGCCTATTAACAATCCTCCTTCACGAAAATGGGCCGCCATCCCCCGGGGACAAGCTAGCCAGGTCACTAAGGAAAAAGACCACCTTGATGTGCTGCAACCATATACGGGGCTAGGCCATAAGAAAACCTATATTCTCGTGACACTGCACAAGGTGCTTCTTGGTACGCGCACCCGCTGGGCTGGGGTCGAGGTTCGACTAGACGGTAAGCGAATCGGGGAGTTGAGCAAGGCAACTGGGGCAAAATTCCTCCCCATCATTGAGCACTATGATTCTCTCGGGCTTATTACTGTATGCCATGCCTATCTCAGGGAAACTGCCACCTCTGCTGAAGTTGCCCTCAAGGCTGCGACCTTTGAAGAGATAACAGATAAGGATCTATATAATCCCGTTATATGCCCGATTCCGCAGCTGGTGCCTTATGCTTTTGACCCTTACACCTATAATGTTCCCGGACGGTACCGGCCGGAACTCGAAGATGACGCATATAGTGATTGGGAATATGAAGAACCCCATTACCCCAATCCGCAGCGACTGGGATACTACAATGCAGAGCTAGTAGGTCCCAACAATTCCGTGGGTAGGGCACCATTACGGGGATATTTGCAAACCAGTATAGGCCTAAGCGGTAACAGGAACTACGCCATCTACCTTCTTTGTCTTTTCTTTGGTGGCTACATCGGGTTGCACCACTACTATGTAGGAAAAATCGGCAAAGGGGTTCTATACACATGCACAATGGGGTTGTTCATGATTGGATGGATCGCAGATATTCTTAATCCCCGGCGCGGTTTTTATAGCTAGATTGTTATTAGACCAAGTATCCCCACCCCCGTGATGAGGGTGGGGGTTATTTTTATAATACCCCCACTTGACACGTAACGTTCTAGAACTGTATAATGGGTAGTGTTCCACCAAGGAACAGGGAGAACTCAATAGTGGAGGGAGGTGATGATATGTCACCCTGGCGCTCCCCCAGTCCGTGGGAAGCAGCTGGTATTATTCTCGGTTTTCTTTTCTGGTTTTTCCCGAGAGGCGGTAAGCCTGGGAAACACCGGAAAGGCGTGAAGCGATACCGGCGCGGAAAGCGGAAGAAGTAACCTCTCCGCCCCATGA